CGGAGTACATTGGCGAACCTGTATTCATCGCAGGTTGCTCTACAGGTGGTTTATTCAAGTACGAGTATTGACCATATAAATTACCAAGACTATTTACTGTACTACCCACGGCATTCGCACTACCGATGTACCCGGATGCGCGGGCATTAGCACCCTGCATCCCAATCTCACCGACATTTTGCGCCATCTGGTTGCCTGATGCTGCCATTTGGTTAGCGGTAGTTTGACCCACCCCTGCGAGAGACTGAAGAGGTTGTAGTTGTGATGCACGTTCTGCCTGATAACGATTGAAAGCGTTTTGGTATTCCTGAGAACCCATGTCCTGCCCATACCGAGTCGCTGCCTTTAAAGCATTTCCTGAGATCAACCCACCACGTGCTGCAGCATTTTGGTTCAACGCCTTCTGACCTTCGGATAAACGAAACGCATACCCAGGGTCTTGCTGGAAGTCATCCATACTGAACTTTTTGTATTCACTTAAAGGGATGAGTTTATTCAGTGCTGCTTCACCAGCATCACGCCAAGGTTTTTGCTGCTCGTTGCCCTGTCGCCATTGCTCATATTGAAGGTCTGCGGCATACGCGGATGCCTCCGATTGAGTGCTTGCTGCTTTTTTAGCACCACTTGACGCCATTGCCCCGCTTACAACGGTGGCAGCAGCCACCGCAACAAATCCCCATGACATACACTTCTCCTTATATCGACAATTTAGTCAAGTCACCGATTGAGCAAGGCAACCCCATATCTTCGTAAGATGGTGAAATCACTTCATCTTCAATTCTGTCTAGCTCAGACTCACTACCAAATTCAGTTAAGTGAACAGTAGTCCACATTGTATCTTCTTCAGCATAGACTGCGCGTTTCAAACCAACCTCTGATACAAATGTGCAAGGAGCTTCAAGTCGTTTTTCACCAAACTCTGTGAACACTCTTACTTTCCCTCTGGAAATGATATTCAAGTGCTGATGTTTATGAATTTTCCCGATGATGAATGTCCCCTTAGGGATCGTCATTTCACGTCCATAAGTGTGGCACCCGTACTTATCATCTCTGGGAACAAAATAGTGATTCAGAGTGCAGTTTTCGAGTGTGGACTCAACAGCGCCACTGTCAATAAGTTTCTGCAATTCGTCCTGCACAGTAAGAATCTTCTCACGGAATTCTACTTTTCTCACAGGTTCCGAGACAGCCAACAAGTCAAACCCTGCACCGTATGTGACAATCATTTCAGTCGACAAGGTTTAAAGCATCCCGTGCTGCCTGACGATTGGCTTTAATCTCAGGCGGGACGGGTTGTCCAATATCCATCTCGCGGATGACATACCAGTCCGTGTCCGCGAGATATTTTAGATTTTCCAAGTCTTGCGATGCCTTAACGATCGCCGCTTGCTTCACTGGGTCAATTTTGATCATGCTGATACCTCAAACTCATTGCTTTCAGCTCCCACACCGTCTGTCAAATCCGCATCATCTATTGTCCAGGCGTCACGGCTAGACCGATCGGTGGGTATGGCGGATGCATCTACGATCGCAAAAGGCTTGCCGGATGGTACGTCCTTAAGCGCGATGGCGTGGATACCGTACTGACCCAACGCAGGAAGCGTTGGGCGAACAATTGCAATTACACCATTGTCTTGTTTGTAAATAATAACTTTATTCATTTTTACCTACCCCACAATCATCACACTAATTGCTGAAAAATCACGTACTGCACCAGCATCAGATAATGTGGTAATTGCAAGTGCGCTTGTTGTGGGGAATACCCCATTCTGAAGACCCACATATCCTGCAGTATTTGAAGTTGGTGACCCGCAAGTGCCAGCGTATGAATAATTATTATTCGACATCGCAGTCGTCAAATTCACCGTGTACAAACCAGTTCCATTATCCGTAATACTTGTGACATTACCACTACCATTGATGGCCACAGTTCCCGCACCATTGAAATTTACCCACGCTCTGCATACATAAAAGGGTGCTGACCCTGAAGCGTTTAAATTTGTAGCCAACCTTGCTTTAGCAACATCCCCACTGATTAAATTGGAAGCATTCAAATTAGTGAGTGCAGAACCGTTGACTGCTGGAAGCGTTGTCAGTTGCTCAATAACCCCGCTACTGGCGGTTGTTCTACCAAGCACCACACCCGTTGATATATTTTGTATTTTTGCAAAAGTAACTGCACCATCTGGTATTTGTGCCGAGGTTAGCCCATTGGAATACTGGAACCGAGTCCCGTCATACTCAATCGTAATGATCTTCCCTGTAGTTATAGATCCCGCTGCAAGTACTGTCGAAGCGTCGTACAAAATGTCCCGAGCCCCAACCCCATCAATATCAATAGTCACAGGTCCCGTGTTATCCGCGACTGCCACAAATGAATACGCAGCCCCTGCGACATAAGCGGTGACGGACGGTTCTGCTGTCCCAAGCAGTGTATTTGTACCAGTAACAGTGATCAGGTTATTTACTACAGTGGGGTCATCTACTGCGGGCATATTGTCGTAAGTCCCAACAGTTACACCCAGGGATGTCTTCACTACAAACTTGTACAGCACGCCTCCATCGAGCCATATCTCGTTAGGTGTCCTACCCGCAGCATCCAACACAATAGGGTTGGTGTTGTTTACAGTACCTGTGATCGTGGTATAAGTCACCACCGGGGTAGTTGTTCCAGCGTTGTATGTGTATATCAGTCCGCCAGCTAACGGAACACCGTTATCATCAAAGAACTGAGCACCTGCACCGGCAAAATAAGAGATATTGATTGACATGTTTGTCCTAAACAACCTGATCCATTACAACAACCACGCCAGGGGTTGTGGGGTACAAAGGCGATGCACTGGCGGCGATTGTATCAACTTTGGCATGTCCTCCCAGGTTCATCCAATACACCTGTACATAATCCCTAGGGTACATGTACACTAAATTATCAGTTGCAGCTGTGATATGCCCATTTATGGCGCCACTTTTCGCATGGACAGTCATCCATCTCGCACTATTGTCAACATCCACGCCATTGATCTTTAACCATATCACAACATCGTCAGTTTGAGTGTGAGCATTTTCCAGTTGCACACTAGCAATAATGTTGTAAACACCCTCCCGACTCACTGCAATTCGTGTTGCATCTGTTGCAATTGCAATACTACGTGCCGTCCCCGCAGAGTCAAATGACACCACAGTCGGGGTGTTGGCTGCGGCAGTCTGATCGACGGTTGAATAAAATACACCAAACCCCTTGGTTATATATTGGTACACCGACTCAAAAAACCTAAACCATACGCGAGTGACAGTTGAGTCGGGCTCTGAAATCCTTGTCCGAGATGCCGGAACCTGAGCGTCATTAAGCATTGGTCGGTGTCACAATCAATTCAGCACCCATGATCGCTAGCTTTACAGGATCAGTGCCAGATACCTCATAAACCCTGTCACGTAGTTTCAAAGTCATCCCCAACCGACGCCATATCACACGCCCGAAGTACTTCCCGATCGCGCCCATAGAACGCCAGTGTTCATCAGACCAAGTGTGACCACCATCGTCAGACCACCTAAGTATGACTTGCGGGTCATCGCCCTGCCCTGTGGCTATACCAACACCGGACTCACAGTCCAACTGTAGACTGTGATGAGATGTCCGATTCAAGTTATTTTGCCCCACAGGAAGTGCTCTCCATGACCGTAACCACTTCTGAACTCGATTGTGATCCGCGTACACGTCCATATCGAATGCGTAGATGTACCCGTTCTGATAGTCACCAATAACGATTTCACCATTAACCGACGCTTGGCAGTTCCCACGATGGCGCACGAATGCGGAATTCACCCATCCCGCACGCTCATGCCACGCGCTGGTTGCGACATCGTACACCCACGTTTTGTTGGCGGTAGGGAACGTGATGACATAGAACGAGTGGCCATCCTGCTGGTACGTGTAGGCGATTGCGTCATCGATACGCTCATACTGCTGGATCTGCCATTCCACAGCATGAGTGCTCACACGAGTGCCTGTGTACCCATTTGCACGGTACACCATCCCCCGACCTCGGTTATCCGCAGCCAACCAGAACAACCCGTTATCAAGTTTGGCAACTGAGAATGTGGCCGCACACCCAATCTCATTGAATGCGCCCTGGATGCGCTGTAGTGGAAAATCAGCGTTACCGGAGTTGTACCAGACCTCTACCGAGTTGGTACCAAATAACCAAACTTCCGAGTGATCGACAATTGATGACACCAGTCCATCAGGATCTCCCTCGGCACTGGCGAAATTCAGTGGATCGATTGAAGTCGGGTCAAGCAAGTCGGTGACCCACACCTTTTGACTATCCGGTTCAATGAATACGAAGTACCCATCAAGATACGATACTGTTAAAGCACCAGGGAAGTCAGGGTCTGTAATTTCAGCAAAAGCGGTTGTAGTGGCGTTGTAAATGTAGCTTGGCCCATTACAGGCAATGAACAGGTGATTGCCGTCATTCGCCATTGACACAGGGTCAGTCCCATCGGCAACTACACCCAACAATGTTGAGTTGTAGTCAGTGTCAACCTTGTATAGATTACGCCCTGATACCACGTACAGATACCCACCGAACACGTTCATCCCACGGGTAACTCCAGCACCCACATTGACAAGTAATCTCAACCCCGGTGCGCGATTCAGAAATGCGGGTTCCTTCCCACCCTCAGGGATGATCTCAGGAAATAGGTTAACCATCCGGCT